ACCCCTCCCATCAGGGGGCTCCGCCCCCCGAACCCCCCATTGGCTAATTTTTACAATCCTTCATTTGCATAGCGTGACGTCATTGCAAGCATATAAGCAAGTGCAGTTACGAATGGCTGAGTTTACTCTGCCAGCGGAGTACGAGAGCACAGCTCCGTACTTCCCGTGGGCGGGTGCCGGAGGCTTTGCTTGCATAGCCGAAGTCTAGGGGCAATTCGGGCACGGGAAGCTGAGCAGACCGGGCAAGATTCTTAAAAAATACTCATGGAAACGGTTAACTACCAAAGACAAGAAGCTTTATTCAGGCAGACAGTCTTTTCAGCACATAAGCTGTTCTGCAATTGCGGTGATCCGGTTTCACATCTTCTTAAATGGCGTTCTTCTGGAGAAGGAACTTCTACCGGAGGCCTTACACCACAAGGCGCTCCAAATACACCAATTGGAGGTATCGCTGGAGAAGACCGCGAAGAACCTACAGGCGCCGCTACAGGGTAAGAAGGCTAAGAAAAAGCCGCAGACACGTTATTGTTAAGCAATGGAATCCTATTAACAAGAAAAAATGTGTAATAAGAGGATATGCTCCTTTACTTTATGCTCTAGGAGGTGGTGCAGGAGTGCAAGACTTTCTGTTTCCAAGAAACAAACTAATCCTTACATGGCTAGGTGGTGGTGTCCACAGTGCTGTAATGAGCTTGCTTGACTTATTCTGGGAAGAAAGATACTGGAGAGCCAGGTGGTCATCCAGTAATCAAGGATACAACTTATTTAGGTACTTTGGAGCAACAATTACACTGTGGCCTATGCCTAGATATAGCTATATTTTCTGGTACAGCACTGAAGAATTAGCAGAAGACAAAGAACCACTAACTGTATGCCATCCGAGTCAACTATTACTTGCAAAACATCATGTAATAGTAGCTCACTATAAAGATGGTAAAAAACCAAAACCTATAAAATTGCATGTAAAGCCTCCTGCAAAAATGCTTGGTGTGTGGATGACTTTTGCAGACTATGCAAAGAGACCACTGCTAAAATGGCGCGTGTCTCTCATAGATCTTGAAAATCCTTGGACTGGATTTCCAGGAAGCACAACATCAGGAGTTGAAATAAATGTTTGGACAAGACTAAGATCTAAACCGTCAGAAGCAAGGTCAGCAAATGTATGGTACTTTCCTTTACTTGATGAAGGTAAAGACGTACAAGTTTGCTCAAAGAAACTGGTCTGGAACACAGATGAGAATGGTCCAAAACCTGACCAAACTCCTTTCTGGCCAACAAGTGCAGAATTTGAGACATTGCTAGTTCCATTTTACATGTATGCATTTGGAAGAGCTGCAACATACTATGACATGAAACAAGAAACTCACGAACCTGCACCAAGCGATGGACACTATGGTTACTTTTTGTTTGTAAAAGTAAACAATAGCCCAGCTTGGAGAGGGGAAGACGGTGGCTTCCCACAATTTCAGGACAATACTTTCTTTATAACATATGCAAATGTAAGATTTATTGCTGCACAAGGACCATGGATAGAAAAAAGCATACCTAGCAATGGTGTAAATGCCACAATGACATATAAATTTTTCTTTCAGTGGGGAGGAACTCCAGGCACACAACTACCACCAACAGTGCCAAATGCCGGAGGACCTCCACAACCACTGCTCTCCACGGTCCGTTGGGGTAACAGCCTCAGAGCAGACATCAGGGACCCAACAACCATCTCAGATGAGGTACTGCAAACCTCGGACCTCGATGAAAATGGCTTGCTCACAAATAGAGCCCTTGCAAGAATTACTAAATCTCCTCTCCGAACAGGATCAGGAAAAACTGGGACCTTGGGATGTCTCCGCGGAGCACAAATATCCGAAAGAAAAAGGCAGCAGCTCTCATCAGAAGAGAGCGAAGAAGAAGAGACGCCGAACTACAGCGAAACCGAGGAAGAGGAAGCACCTCGCCGAATACAACGACCACTCAACAAGCGACAGCGAATGGAGCACCTCATCAGAAGAATCCTCCAATTAAACACTGGTGGAACGGAGATCCATGGTTCAACACACCTTTCTGGCAGAGAGAAGTCTCATTCAATTTAAATTTTAAGGACAGTAGTAATAGTGCTTTTAGTGACTGCAGCTTTAATGATATTTGGGCAGCCTCCACGGACTCTGCCAGCAGTCTTTGCTGGCCAGAGTCCCCCATCCACCTCCCTTTGCCTGGTGTGGCTTAATAAACCGGTTAATTCGCTAAACCTAATATTTTGTCTCTTGTGTGATTATTATAGCTGACCTGAATAAAAATTCTAACCCTAACCACGCACAACATTGGACTTCCATATGTAAATCCACTTCTCGACCGAACGGCGACAGCCGTGAGGGAGAGAAGTGAAAGTAACCGTTAAAAATTTAAAAAATCGGCGCGGCGGACCTAATTGAAGACTGAAAAAAGGGGAGGGGCGAGCCCCTCCCCTTAAAGCCCTCCCATCAGGGGGCTCCGACCCCCGAACCCCCC